GCCTCTGACCTTGCTGCATATCCCACCGCTGGTATTGTAGGCGAAGTTCCTGCTGCCGCAGGTCCTGCAAATGGCATTGCTGCTGCTGGCGCTGGACTTGGTGCTGCGGGTGCGGCTGGTGCTGGTGCAGGTGCTGGCGCTGGACTTGGCGCTGCGGGTGCGGCTGCCGGAACTGGCCTTTCTAACTACCTCAAACAATTGACTGACGTGACCGGATTAAATGGAACGCAACTGGCATCTTTGCTGCAAGGTGGCATCGGTGCTGTTAACTCTAGCAACATTTCTAGCGCAATTGGTGCAGGTGTAAACGCGCAAGCTGATGCTAATGCTAAATCGCAAGACATTTTGAAGGGTGTTTACGACACTACAACGGGTTATTACAAGCCGTATCAAACTGCTGGCGCAAACGCAATTAATGCTTTAGATGCCCAACAACCCTACTTAACGCACCAATTTGACGCCACAGACTTGCAGAAGGGTCTAGCCCCTAACTACGACTTTATGTTGCAGCAAGGGCAAATGGCTAATCAACGTGCGGCTAACGTAGGCGGCGGCGCATTGTCTGGGAACACCTTGCAAGGCTTGCAAAACTACACGCAGAATTACGCAGGCAATGCGTATCAGAATGCGTTTAACAACTACCAAACCCAACGCAACAACATCTACAATAGTTTGGCAGGAATCGCTAACATTGGCAATACTGCAAACACCGGCGCAGCTACTGCTGGCGCAAATTACGGTAAGGGAACGGTTGATCTCAATACTGGATTGGCTGGTGTTCGCGCTGCTGGAATGTTGGGTCAGGCGCAAGCTAATGCATCGGGCGCAACGGGTGTAGGAAATTCTGTGCTGTTGTCTACGCTGCTGAACCAAATCAACCCAATTAACCCTGTTAAACCATAAGGTGCAAAATGGCTGATTATTTTACTGGCTACGCAAACCCCGTTCCTGCGGGGGCGCAGACCTCAATGGCTGATATGCTGAACCTTGCGTCCGGCGTGCAGAACTACCAGCAAGCGCAGCAAATGAACCCGTTGGCACTTCAAAAAGCGCAAGCGGAAGCTAATGTTGCTCAACAAACGCAAGCTGCAAAAATTGCTCAAGCACAAAGCCAAGCCGGAACCGCTGCTACCCAACTAAATAGCGAGCAATTAGACAATCTGCAAAAGCACGTTTCTAATGCTACAAGAAGCACGTTGAAGCTGCTGAACTCTGATGACCCTATTACACCTCAAATAGTAAAAGACCATATAACGCAGGCAATGAAAAATGCAGGCGCACCCGAAGCGGCAATTAATCAAGCACTTCAAAACGTACCTGCAAACGCTTCTGACAAAGATTTGCGTGTTCAACTTGGTCGATATGCTCTTAACTCATTGAGTGCTGAAAGTCAGATTGATAAGCTGTACCCTGCTAATCAAATGGTTCCGACGGGCGCTCGCGCTGTTCCGACAACTGCTGGCGGCGCATTAGCTATGCAAGCACCTGGACAGGCAACCGGCCCTGGCATTCAAGCGGAACTGCCGCCGACAACTCCTGTTGTAAGAAATGGCGTAGCTGGTTATTTGGGCGCACCTTCAACGGTTCAAGCGGCATTGACTCCGCAGCAATCCGCATTCGGAACGGGTACGGGTACGGCTGTCGCTTCCGATGTTGCACAAACGCAGGCAGATGCAGTCACAGCGCCTAAAAACAAAGCCATTTTCCAAACAATCAAAGGTCTTATTCCTGACTCATATACTGGATTGTTAAGCGAAAAGAAATTGTTTGCTGAGAAGGTGGCGGATGCCATTGGCATTCCTTACGATACGCTTAAAACCTCAAATACAGAGGAATTGATTAAGAACCAAAATCTGTTAACGTTGGTTGGTGGCAATACTGATGCTGCTCGCGCTTTGGCACAGGTTGCAAATCCTAATGTCGTAATGACAAAAGCAGGATTAAACAAGGTTGTTAATCAACTAATTGGTTTTGAAGATTTCAAATTATCTAAAGCTAATTTCTTGTCTCAATATATAAACGACCCAACGGCGTATGGTCAAAAACTGATGCAATTTACTAATGCCGCAGACCCTCGATTCTTCCAACAAATGACCGCTGAAGAAGCGCAGCAAATGCTTAAATCTATGACGCCAGCAGAATTGACAGAATTGCGTCAAAAGAAAGCTATGGCTAAAAAACTTGGAATCATCCAATAATGGCTACGCTACTTGACTTTATTGACGATAAACAAGCGACTTCTAATGCCGCGCCAAGTGGCATGGTATGGACTGGAACTAAACTTCCAAAAGAAGTATTGCAAAATTATGAGGCACAAGCTGCACAGGGGAAACCCGAAATTGCTGCAATGTTGAAATCATATTATCAGGCTTACCCTAGTTCTTCTCAGGAAACAAAAAGCGGAACATTGCTTGATTTTCTTGATGCACCTGCTTCGCCTAACTTGTCTGCTGTTGGTGCTGTTACCCCTCAAGGACACCTAACACCGCAGCAAATGGAAGCGCAGGTCAAGCCTGCACAGCCCGGCTTAGTTACTCAAGCATTTCAACGTGCATTGCAACTAAGACAACGTGCGCCTGGAGAAATCGCTTCTGCGCTTGATTTTGTTGGAAATCTGCCTTCTCAACTTGCAAATACAGGCGGATATTGGACTGGTCGAGCATTTGGCTTGAATGACCAAGAAGCTACCGCTGCTGCTGCGCCTGTGTCTCAAGCCTTGGCTAACCCTGTCGGACGTTTGATGGGCGTTACTGACCAGCCAGGCTATCAAACTTCTTTGCCCGCAATGGCTGCACAAACAATGGGCAATGTTGTCCAAAAAGGTTCACAGGAAATAGGTCAACGCACGGGTATTAGCCCAACCGACATTGAGCAAGGCGTATCCGCTGCAATGATGTTGGCTCCCTTTGCCAAAGCCCCATTGGGACGCGCTGGTACGGCTATTAAGGCTGCTTTGCCTGAATACACGTTTGAACCTCAAGGCGGCACTTCTGGAAGCGTTGGTGCGGCGGCTGTGCCAACTGAAACCACAATTAAGGCTGCATTGTCCACGGCAAGCCCCGAACTGCAAAAAGCGTTAAGCAACATATCTCCAAGCAAAGTAAATTTGCCCGTTTTACAGCGCCACATTGAAGCGGATTCTTTGCCGGTTCCCGTTCGTCTAACTGAAGGTCAAGCAACTGGCGATGTAAATTTGTTGTCGTCTGAGCAAAACCGCAGGGGCGCAGACCCGCAATTGGCTAATCGATTTAATGAGCAAAACGGTCAATTGGTGAAAAACATTGACGCTATTCGTGAAACCGCTGCACCTGATGCGTATGGCACAAAAACGATTGAGAATAGCGACGCACTTATTGACGCATACAAGAAAATTGATGATGCGCGTAACCAAGACATTAATGCAAAATATCAAGCATTGCGTGATGCAAACGGCGGTCAATTTCCGATTGATGCACCAACATTGCTAGAAAACATTAAAAAGAAACTTGGTTCTGAATTGTTGACTGATGAAGCACCATCGGGACAAATGGCAGCATTGAACCGAATGGCAGACGCCAATTCAATGACGTTTGAAAACTATCTAAGCCTGCGCCGAAATCTTAGCAACATTTCCGCTACTGCTGCCGATGGCCCAACGCGCATGGCTGCTAAGTTTATGGTGCAGGAACTGGAAAACCTGCCTTTGCAAGAAGGCGCAAAAGAACTGAAGCCATTGGCTGACACGGCTCGCGCTGCTGCTAAAGCTAGGTTTGATATGTTGGACAAAGACCCCGCTTATAACGCTGCGGTTAATGATGCTGTTGCGCCTGATAACTTTGTGCAAAAGTTTGTTATCAACGGAAGCCGCGACAATGTTCAAGCAATGATTGACCAGTTAGGCCGTGATTCTGTTGCACATCAGCACATGAGTGGCGGCACGTTAAATTGGTTGCGTGATAAATCTGTGGACGGTTCCGGCAACTTTTCTCAGGCTGCTTTTAACAAAGCAATCAAGCAACTTGATAGCAATCAAAAACTTAATTTGGTGTTTAACCCTGACGCATCGTCCATGCTGAAAACATTGGGCAACGTAGCGCATTACACCCAAGCCCAACCAAAGGGAAGTTTTGTAAACAATTCCAATACGCTAGTAGGTGCTTTGGCAGACAAAGCCGCAGGCGGCTTGGAAGCTGGTGCTAACATTCTTGGCGGTGGTAAATTTGGTGTACCTGTTGGAACTATCGTTCGCGGACAAGTGCAAAAATACAAGGCAGGCAAAGCAACACAAAAGGCTCTTGAACCGGCTGCTGGTGTTACATCATTAAAGGACATTGGAAAATGAGCGTCAATCTTTCACCCATCGGTAACGGCTTCCAGTTCTTTACCACCACCGGAATCCCGCTTGCTGGCGGGTATCTCTACACCTACCTAGCGGGCAGCACCACGCCCACGGCAACCTACACTACCTCGGCTGGAACCACGACCAACACCAACCCCATCCAACTAGGAACAGACGGTCGTCCTCCGCAAGAGATTTGGCTTACCTACGGCACTAATTACAAATTCGTTCTTGCCGACTCTACTAACGCTGTCATTCAAACTTACGACAACCTCTACGGCATCATCGGAACTACGCCTAGCGTCTCGGCTGTACCGTCTGGCGGCATCATCATGTGGTCAGGCAGCATCGGTTCTATTCCTTCCGGCTACAACCTGTGCAACGGTCAGAACGGCACACCTAACCTGCAAGACTCCTTTGTCGTCGGCGCTGGCAATACCTACGCTGTGGGCAACACAGGCGGCTTTACTGCGGCATCTACCAGCAACGTGGGTACTTACCTGCCTACCTACTACGCATTGGCCTACATTCAAAAGACCTAATCATGGAAATGCAGCACATCATTGATCTTGGCCTTGGCGCTTCAATGGCGGTAATAGGCTGGTTTGCCCGTGAAATGTGGGGCGCTGTCAAAGAACTTAAATCTGACCTTTCTAAACTTCGTGAAGACCTGCCAAAGTCGTATGTTGCCAAAGACGACTACCGCGAGGACATCCGCGAACTGAAAGAAATCATGAACAAAGTCTTTGACCGCTTGGAACACAAGCAAGACAAATGATAGACCCGATAACGGCGTTCGCCACCGCCCAAGCCGCCATTAAAGGGGTGCAAGCTGCCATCAAGATGGGCAAGGACTTACAGGGCATCAGCGGCGATTTAATGAAGTTTTTTGAGGCCAAGGACGTAGTAGCCAAGGCAGCGGCAGAACCTAAAAAGGGCTTTAGTAAGTCAGACACGGCGCAGGCGTTTGAAACGGTGATGCACGCCAAACAACTCCAAGACGCTGAGAACGAACTTAAACAGATGTTGATTTGGTCAGGCCAAGCTGACGTATGGCAAGCCATCATGCTAGAGCGCAACAAGATTGTCCAGAAACGCAAGTCAGAGGAGATAGCGATGGAAAAAGCCAAAGCCAAGAAGAAACAAGAAATTAGCGAGACTATTGAAATGGTTCTTGCTATCGCTGCCGGTGCTTTGCTGATTACCTTGCTGGCTTGGGGAACGATGGAATACGCAGACTTTATGAGGAAGTAACATGGATTGGCTAACACAAATTGCTCCTACGATTGCCACGGCATTGGGTGGCCCACTTGCAGGCATGGCGGTATCCGCTGTCAGTAAGGCTATCGGCTGCACACCGGAAGAAGTGCAAAATGTCATCAGCAATAACAAACTTGACGCCACGCAAGTAGCTGCTCTCCAGCAAGCCGAACTGGAACTGAAAAAGCAAGCGCAGGAGATGAACCTAGACTTTGCAAAACTAGCAAACGATGACCGCAAGTCTGCGCGAGATATGCAGGCAACAACGCGATCTATCATTCCGCCTGTTTTAGCGTTAGTGGTCACGGTTGGATTTTTTGGAATTCTGATTGGCCTAATGACTAAAACCTTTGCTACGTCTGATGCGTTAATGATGATGCTAGGAAGCCTTGGAACCGCATGGACTGGGATAATTTCCTTTTTCTTTGGTAGTAGCGCATCTAGCCAAGCTAAAGATCAACTTCTCCACCAATCAACGCCTACACAATGAACTCAAACTTTGAAGCCTCACTAGCCCACGTCCTTCAATCGGAAGGCGGTTTTGTTGACAATCCGGCAGATCCTGGCGGCATGACCAACCTTGGCTGCACTAAAGCGGTGTGGGAAGAATTCGTAGGCCATCCCGTATCTGAAGCCGATATGCGCGGCCTTACCCCTGATGACGTTGCGCCTCTCTATAAGCGGAAGTATTGGGATAAGGTGTCCGGCGATGACCTTCCCGCAGGTCTTGATTACGCCGTGTTTGATGCTGCAATTAATAGTGGCCCTGGACGCGCTGCAAAGTGGCTACAAGAGGCCGTAGGCGTTACCGCTGATGGCGCTATCGGTTCCGGTACTTTGGCTGCTGTGGCGGCTTTTGACGTACAAGAACTGATTAAAGCGTACAACGATAAACGCCTCGGCTTCTTGCAAAGCCTGCCTACGTTTGGGACGTTTGGGAAAGGCTGGACAACGCGCGTTGCTTTCGTGCAAGCTGCCGCTTCGGAACTGGCTTAGGGCAATTTTCCGGTGGCACGACAACACACCACACGGCGCTAAGATACTTTTGCGTACCACGGGTTTGCCATCGATCAATGTAAGCGTCCGGCATCGTTCTAAGTAAGGTGCTGATTGTGTGTTGCGGTGCTTGGGTTATTGCGTAAATTTGTGCGGCTGTTAGTCCATCAGGGTATTGGCGCAAGGCTGCGCGGACTACTTTGTTATAGCTATACATTAACTGTTTTTTTCTTTTAATTTGGCTTCAATAGATATGCATTGATGCTTGGTAGCAGCAACAGCTAGGGACAGTGCTTTGTAATCTTCTGCCGTCAACCCTACCCACGGGCGCTGGGGTGGGGTGGTGTAGAGCTTTGCGCCAACAGGCAAATCATCCCAACCTATATGCAATGTTATGCCTTCATTGTTTTTTGTCCCCACAGGCTCCTGCGCTGGCTGTGCTAGGGCTTCTTTAGCGCGATACACAAAAAACTTAGCCATTAATGCTATTGCTCTATCGTCTGCTCCATCAAAATTATGTGATGCAATAAATTCCAATGTTTCGTCTTTAGTTACCACGGTGCGTCCTCATAGTTATCAGGGTTAGGTTTAAGCGGCGGTGCTTTAACGGGCGTTGGTCGCGGGTATGGTGGGAAAGGCCACATGGTTAACCTCTGCTTTTGATAGACAAGAAATCATTAGCGCCAGGTCGCACATAGCCTGATTCCGGTTTGTACGTTGGTTGCTGCCAAACATTCATTGTCTTAGGCGTAGCGGCGTTTGGGTCTTTGGATAACAATACTGCTCCAGTTCGCATCTTCTTGTGTGCCTTGTCGCCAGTAGTCATAGCAAACGAACCAAGTCCTGTTGTTGGGTTAACTCTCATTTAAAAATCCGGTCAATAAAAGATGGTGTGCAAGTCTTTTCAAGCACCAAAGGGACAGAAGCGTAAGCGTAGCCAAGCAGGAACATTACCGCAGCAAACATACCGATAGCTGACAACGCACGGATAACGATGGAATAAACGCCATACTGAGGGCAGGTTCTACCCTGTTGGCAATCTTGATTACAACAGTTCATAATTTGTCTTAAAAGGTGGGGGTACTCGCTGCACCAACTCGAAGCCTGCAACTACGGTGCAGATCACTATGGAGTTTGGCATCCGCTTTCCCCCCGTAAATTAATAATCCATTGCGCTACGAATGTCTCGGATACGCATTTTTAGCAATGGCTGAAGGTCAATCTTGCTTTGTTCAAGTCGAGCCAGTTCATTCTTCAAAAAATTGATGCGGTGGTCTATGTTTTCTTCAACAGTAGGACTATGTTCAATTTCTCTTGCATAATTTGCTTGCTTAATTGCTTGTTCTCCATAAGGAGTGGGAGTGCTTAAATAGTTCATTTTAAATTTCCTTAAAGTTAAAACGGGATAGAGTCGTCTTCACCAATTGGTCGGAGTGACTTAGGCGCATCTTCCTCGCGCGGTGGGTTCATAAATGCCCAACCATTCCAACCACCTTCTTTCAAAGGGATTACGTCCAGTTTAAGCATTTCGCCGTTCTTGGTGGATACAACAGAACCGATGCGCTGATAGCGATTCTTGGTCTGTCCGTCTTTGTTGGTGTACGTTCCTACGATGCAGGAGATTTCTTTAGTGATTGCCATGTTTGTGCTGCTGGTTGATTTCTTGAATGACTTGGGCATAGTAGTCCCGAGCCGCATTAACTTTAACTTTAATCTTTTCCTCTAACGTAGCGTCCCTTTCATATTGAACTGTGGTTACTCTTAGATTGCGGTGGATGTGGTCTACGTTATGCAGTAGGGGTGATTCCCATCCGATCAGGTCTTCCGGTGTGGATACCAGGCAATACGCAATCTCAGCATAGGGTTTGTCCCACAGCATCATGTAAGCCCGTAATTGCCATTCGTAGCCCTTGTCTTCGCCTTGGTCAGCCAGCACAGGGAACGTAGTCAAGCACCAACTAGATTTAATGTCAATAATTTTATGCGTTGCCACAATGTCAGCCTCGCCAGTAATCCAATCGTTTGTGCGGCGTTCGGTGTTCTTGGCATAGCTGGTCAGGCGCACGGCGTTAAGCAGGTCAATCGAGGCGTCTTCTACGCGCAGACCTTTTTCCATGTACTTGTTAGATACACGTTCATCGTAGCCGTAGATAAATTCTTTAGCCATCTTAGCGATGTAAGTCTTAGCGCCGACTGACAGTTCATCTTTGCCTTTGCCATCGGTCATGATAGAGGAGAGGGTCGAAGCCCGAATGGTGAGTTTCATAGTGTTGCCTTCTTTGCGTCTTTAGCTTTGATAATTGCGTCTTTAGCTTTTTGGTCGTTGCCTACTGCTTTGATTGCTTCAAAGTAGGCGTTTTTTAGTTCGTCTTCTGTGCTGCAATCTTCAATATCTTGCAGGTGCGCTTTTAATCCGGCTAATGTCAATGTTGGTTGAACATAGTGCGTTGATGCGTCTGCATCGTTGTCAGACTCTGTTGGAATGCTAAACGCCTGGAATGCTGCGTATTTGTAAGCTGCCGACATTGCTTTGTTGGTTGCCTTGTCACCGCTATCCATTGCTTCGCCAAACGTCTTGACTGTGTGTTTGCTCCCGTCTTCAGCAGATACAAAATCAAATTCCACTTCAACGGTCACATAAAACAATGCACCTCCATTTTTGCTGAGACGTTCAACGCATTCACGCGCCAAAACCTTTGGAAGGATGCAAAGGCCGTACTTGGCAAGTAAAGGCGCAATGGCGTTGTAAACATCGTCAATGCCGCGAAATTTGTAGCCAGACCCTTGAGTGTTGGTGCGGTCTTTGGTAATGCCAACGGTAGACAGTTCTTTTTGAACTGCGTTGATTGATTGATAGACTTTCATTTGATTAGATTCCATGTTGACTTGATTGATTGAATGACTGTGCGGCCTTGGCGGCGGTACATAAAGTAGATGCGGATGAATGTCATAGAGGCCACCCGTAGACTAAAGCGTAAGCTAGGCCGATGCCAATGGCGGTAGCGAGGGCGATGTCAGCGAACTTCATTTTGCGGCCTCCAAAATTTCCAGCAGACCGTCAATTAGTTGTTGCGCTTCATCTTGATTCATTACGGCATAGGAAGTGAATCCATTTCCGTTGATGTGAAGGAACACACCGTTGTCGTAGCTTGATACAGAAATACGGCGGCGTTCGTCGCTGTCTGTGTAGATGATTGTTTCAATGTCGCTCATGATGTTTCCTTAGTAGGGGGCCGAAGCCCCGTTTAATTTAAGCGTTTTCTACGTTGCCATTAACGTATACAACAACATTTTTGCCGCTTGGCAAATGGACGTTGCAAGAGACTGCGCCAGCCTCTGCTTGGAGATAACGAATTACGGAAGCGATAACTTGAAAATCTGTCATTTCTGACTCCTAAAAAGACCCCGAGAAGTTCAGGGCATGGCGCTATCTTACACACATTTGTGACTACTGCAAACTTTATTTCAACAATATTTTTATAGGTTTTGGCTTTGCGATAGGAATTTTTTATGATGGATAGACTCACAAATGTGATAGAGTTGGCGTATGAATAGCTTAGAAATTGCAATCATGGCTGCTGGAAGCGTTACGAAGCTGGCTGAGAAGCTGGACGTAAAGCCGAACCGTATCCATAACTGGCGAACCAGGGGCGTCCCTGATGGCTGGCTGTCGCTGATACGGGTTAAGTACAAAAAGCAGATTGCAGCAGCTAAGAAGTTAGGTTAAGATTAAGGCGTCCCTTGGCGGGGATTTTTGTAGTAAGCCTTAGATGGAACTCTGCTGGTACTACCCAGTCCGCCAACACCGGCAACGGTGAGAGTTCCGCCTAAGGCTTTTTTTTTGGGGTTTTTATGTCAATCTTTCTAAAAGCTGAATTAGAGACTGATGTTGTTGGTGATGGTGATGGGTTTATTTCTTTCGTACAAAAATTGCCCGATGACCAAAAAATTCTTATTTGGTTGTCGGTTCATCAATTTGAAGTATTGATTGAGCAAAAAGATCACATTATTAGCGAAGCATGGGGAATTAAATGAAACGCCCGTCTTTTCAGTTCTATCCATCGGACTGGCTAAGAGATACGGCGTTGCGATCATGTTCAACAGGGGCTAGGGGGCTATGGATTGACATGATCTGTTTCATGCACGAAGGTAATCCTTATGGACACTTGAAGGTTGGGAACAAGGTTATCCTTTCAGCCAACCTTGCCAGCATGGTCGGGGCAACCTTACATGAAGTTGAAGGTTGGTTGGATGAACTACGTCAGGCCGGCGTTTACGAACTTGCCGATGCTGGTGAAATTTACTCCAAGCGCATGGTTAGAGACGAATCCCTCCGAAACAAGAGGGCAGAAGGTGGAAAGCTAGGTGGAAACCCTAATCTGAAGGTTAACCTTAAGGTTATCCCCAAGGTTGAAGAAAAGGTTAAACAAATTCCAACCCCTTCATCTTCATCTTCATCTTCATCTTCAAACATAAATACAACGCCTGAAGGCGTCTCTGAAGAAGTTTGGCAAGAATTCATAAAGCACCGTAAAGCTAAGAAAGCTGCCGTAACGTCACTTGTCATCCAAGGCATAGCAAAAGAAGCTACGCAAGCTGGCTGGTCATTGGAAGACGCATTGAAAGAAGTCGTTGTCCGCAATTGGCAATCATTCAAAGCTGATTGGGTAAAAGACCAAGTTAAAACAAACGTATCTCAACTAGGAGTATGGAAATGAACGAACGAGACAAAAAACTTGCTATTAAGGCGGGTTGGATTGCAGAAGCCGGAGAACCTGATGCAGGTTGTCTTAATCTTGAACAGTTCGCCGCCATCGTCCGTGCCGATGAACGTGCCGCTTGTGCAACGCATTACCTTGGCATCATGCGTGGCGCTATTGCAGAGGAGCGTGAGGCTTGTGCAAAGTTGGCTGACAAATATATGGAGCGATGGACTGCTGACGCAATCCGAGCAAGATCAGGAGAAAACACATGAAAGGCCACGAAGGAATTATCAAACTACGCCTGGCAGGCAAAGCACCGGAATTAATCCTACTGGACGACCTGCCTTTTCCTAGCCCAATGGTGGATTGGGATGTTTACGACTGTATGCCTACCGTCTGTGTCCACGGAAACGCGATAGAAGGGCTTGATTTGCGCTTTTTGGTCGGATGTAAGGTCAGCGTAACAAGTCACTCGGAAGATCGCGCAAAACGCCTGTTTAACGCCTGCAAAAAGGCAGGGGCGAAGTGGGTAGCGGCAAGCCATACGGAAATGCACGGCGAAGTGGCTAAAACGGGATGGATGGAACTATGGCATGGCTAATCAGCAATCGCTTAATGAACTCGCTTTGTTTGCCGGAGCCGGTGGCGGAATCCTTGGTGGACACCTCCTTGGATGGCGAACAGTCTGCGCCGTTGAATGGGAACCCTATCCAGCAAGCGTACTGTGCGCCCGACAAAATGACGGCCTTCTCCCGCCTTTCCCGATTTGGGATGACGTACAAACCTTTGACGGAAAGCCGTGGCGAGGAATTGTTGACGTTGTATCGGGAGGGTTTCCCTGCCAGGACATCAGCGCAGCAGGGCGAGGAGCCGGAATTGATGGAGAGCGCAGCGGGATGTGGCGAGAAATGGCGCGCATCATTCACGAAGTACGACCACGATTCGCGTTCGTGGAAAACTCACCAATGCTCACTTCTCGAGGACTTGGAACCGTTCTCGGAGACTTGGCCAGCATGGGGTTTGATGCGAGATGGGGAGTGTTGGGAGCAGCGGACGTTGGAGCAAACCATCAGAGGGACAGAATCTGGATTGTCGCCAGACAACGTAACCGCATTTCACACGCCCAACACAACGGGATTGGATGGGGGAAGCAACAGCAGAAAAGCGTTAAAGAAGCGCCAAACTTTTCCAACGCCTGTATCGATAGATGCAGGGACAGGGAGATTCAACACCTCAATCGGTTCAAGCAATGCAAGACCAACGCTTGCAATGATGGCAAAAAAGAACATTTGGCCAACGCCTACGGCGCACAACGCCAAGGAAACCAACGCCAAGAGCGAATCGAACCGCAACACGCCAACTTTGGCAGCTCAAGCTGGTGGGAAGTTGAACCCAACGTGGGTAGAGTGGCTGATGGGGTGGCCGCTAGGGTGGACAGACTTAAAGCCATTGGAAACGGGCAAGTGCCTTTATGCGCGGTTACCGCTTGGCGAATCCTTGGAAAAGAATAATGCCTAACTTTATTGACGACACAATCGATTTCAGCCAGTACCTCAAAGAGACTGACAACAAGCAAAAGGTCAAACCGGCGTCAGAGTACATCCCTGTCATCAAAGACCGAATGCGGACGATGGCGACTGAGCGTAAGCTATGGATGCCTTGGACAAAAACCCGCGAATCGTTTTACTTTCGACCTGGCGAAATGACCGTATGGGCAGGACAGAACGGACACGGCAAGTCTCAGATGACCGCGCAAATCGCTATGGACTTGATGCGCCAAGGCGACAAGGTGTGCATGGCATCGTTTGAAATGAAGCCAGTTCAGACAATTCGCCTGATGAGCCGGATGTTTATCGGAACCAACCCGTTTACGCCTGAGTACCAAAACGCCGAAGGGTTCATGGTGCTGGACGAAATGTTTGATTCCTTTGGGCAATGGAGCAACAAAAAGCTGTGGATTTACGACCAGCTAGGCGTTACGACACCGGAGACGGTGATAGGCATGACCCGCTACTGCGCCAAAGAATTGGGCATTCAGCACGTTTTCATTGACTCGCTGATGAAAGTTGTGGGCGATGAGGACGATATGAACGGGCAAAAGAAGCTGGTCGGCGAACTGTTTGCCATAGCTAAAGACACGCAGGTTCACATCCACTTGATTCACCACGTTCGCAAGCCTGCCAATGAGGACGCCATCCCTGATAAATACGACCTCAAGGGGAGTGGTTCCATTGTTGACCAGGTGGATAACCTGTTTATTGTTTTCAGAAATAAGAAAAAGGAACGGGACGCGCGTGAAGCTGGACAGTTTGGAAAGCTGGCGGCAGAACCTGATTCCTTGCTTTTGTGCAAAAAACAACGGCATTACGAAGGGTCTGCGGACGGTGAACCTGCTATTGGTCTGTGGCTGCACAGGGATTCCGGCTGCTTTGTTGGCAACGCTGGTGACGCGCCTTTTACCTATGAGTGACCGCGCCCAATTGGAAAAGGCAGAGGCAAGAATTCTTGTCCCGTCCTACTTTGCGACCGTCAATTTAATAGGCAGGCTGAAGGCTAACGTCTGGTTGACAAGCCAAATAGCAAAAGCCGCCCAACACTACGGCGCAGGGTTTGACCACCGCTGCCGGTCTTTTATGCGTGAAATTGTGGAGACGGAACTATGCGATACGCAACTAGGGTAGATGCTACGCAAGAACAGATTGTCAGCGCATTGAGGGCGGCTGGCGCTTACGTTTGGATTATTGGCCTTCCGGTGGACATTCTTGTCGGCTACAAGGGGCATACATTTCTTGTTGAATGCAAGTCAGGCCCCAAAAAGAAGCTAACCAAGCTGCAAGAGGATTTTTTTAAGAATTGGACAGGCGGTACGTTAGTGCGAATTGATGGGCCGGAAGCGGCGTTAAGAATGATTGGATTGTTAAATGAACAAACTTGATATGGCGGTGGATTACTTACGCAACCATGCTGGAAACTATGCGGTAGCGGAAGCCCAACTGGTTTACATGACTGAACTGCGGAAAACGGTAAAAGCGCAGCTAATGAAGGAATTTGAGATACAAGGCCACAAGACCACGGCAGCACAGGAACGCGAGGCTTACGCAGATTCAAAGTACGTTCAGCACCTTATCGCATTACAGGCAGCGGTAGAACAAAGGGAAAAGACGCGCTGGTTGATGATTGCGGCGCAAGCAAGGGTAGAGGCTGAAAAAGCCAATTTATACGCCAACGGGCGCACAGATAGGGCAATGCAATGATGTTCCCCAAACACGTCTACGTCAGAAACAAACGGCTATTGGAAGCCGCTAGACACATTCCCTGCCAGCATTGCGGCATAGAGGACGGAACGGTAGCAGCAGCCCATTCCAACATGGCTAAACACGGCAAGGGAAGGGGAATAAAAGCCGACGACACAAAGATCGCCAGCCTATGCCATGCCTGCCACATGGAACTTGACCAAGGAACTAGCCTTAGTCGGATGGGGCGGGAGTTAATGTGGATTAACGCCCATATCAAGACTATTTCCGCATTGAAGGCAATGGGGCTTTGGACTGAGCCTCATGAGAACGGTGCATCGGATGGGCATGAGCCGCATCAGTCTTTTCATGCGCCTTGAGTTCTTTTTCCAAAGCCATCACCTTGCGGCGCTCTGCTTTATGCTCACGCTCAATCTCAAACACAGCAGGCATATTGTGTTTAGCCTCGCCTTTGGTAAACTTAAAATTTGTTGCCATAGCTGAAAATCCCCTATAATGGACGTGTACATTGTACAACCAACCCTCAAAGGAACCTAATATGGGCTACCCCAAAATGGAAAAAATGCCGAAAGGCGCTACCGCTTCCGATATGTCCGGCCAAAAGCGCGTCGGCACTCCCAAGGAAGATAAAGAAGTCTACAAGTCTGGCGCGTCCGGCGAAAAGATGCCTAAAGGCGTTTTGGCTTCGGATATGTCTGGCGAAAAGCGTCGTCCTATCATGGGCGGCGTAGGCATGGGCATGGCTGACGGTATCGGCGAACGCGATAAGTCGCACATGGGCAAAGTGGATGGTCGCCTAGGAGAACTTAAGGGGGGAAGTCGTGAACACGAAGTCTACTCCCATGAGCGTTCCGAGTACAAATAATCGGGATTGAGTAGAGGCTGCAACCTCTACCGTCCCTGGCCACAACAAGGAGAATTTGCTATGGTTACTGGACATTGTAATTCGTGTGTCTACTTTGAAGACTACAAAATGATGGGAGTGTGCAAGCGCTTCCCTCAATACTCAAACCGCCATGCAACGGAATGGTGCGGTGAACATAAGGCTAAACCACCCTTGAAAGAGGAAGTGGTAGAAGTCTTTGACATTCCTGCCGACATTCCCGCCAAGAAGCGCGGACGCCCAGCAAAGGTGCAGCATGATTAAGCCATTGCGCGACAAAATCATCGTCAAGCCCGAAAAACGGCTGAAAAGCGACCTTTTGTATATACAAACCGCAGAAGCTGAGACAATCGGAACCGTTGTAGCCTGTGGCGACGATGCTTTGTCCGAAGGGCTAAACGTAGGCGACCGGATATGCTTCGGTACGCTGGCTAAAGACTATAAAGACGAATACCTCAAGTTTGAACCGCTGGAGATCAACGGTGAACGCCACCTGAAGCTTTCTTGGCAGGATGTGTGTTTTGTAATGGAGCAAGAATGACTAAAGACCAACTGACCGCGAAAATTGAAGACCTGATGAAGCAAGGCCGCCAAATGGAAGCTAACATTCACATGATTAACGGCGCTATCCAAGCCTATCAAAACCTGATTGCCGAACTGGAGAAACAAGATGCCCCTGAAGAAGTCTCAGAGTAAGAAAGCATTTGAATCCAACATCAAGACGGAAGTGAAAGCCGGTAAGCCGGTGAAGCAGGCCGTTGCCATTAGCTACGCAGTAAAGCGGGAAGCCGCTAAGAAAAAGAAATGACTGAAGCTAAACGCCCAGTAGGACGCCCAAGCCTCTACGATCCCGCCTACATTAACCAAGTAATTGAATTTGGGAAGATAGGTAAGTCGACTGAGGCTATCGGCGCTTATTTGGGCGTTGGCACAGCTACTTTGTACCGTTGGAGGGAAGAATTCCCAGAATTTCGAGAAGCCTTGGACTTGGCGAAGGAATTTGAACTGCAATGGTGGGAGGATATTGCCCAAACTCACATGATTGAGAACAAGGAAAGCGACAAACTGAACGCTAGTATTTGGTCACGGTCAATGGCGGCGAGATTCCCCAAGAAGTACCGCGAAAGCACTAAAACTGAGATTACCGGCGCAGATGGCGCTCCGCTGCTGACCGGCATTCAAGTTAGCTTTGTAAAGCCTGATGAGCATTGAAAAAGCAATCAAGCAAGTTGAATTCCCGCAGAAGCTGGCGTTTCTATTTGAGCCGTGCCGTTATAAAGTTTGCTACGGTGGTCGAGGCGGTGCTAAATCATGGGGAATCGCTAGGGCACTTCTAATCCTTGGCGCTAAGTCTCCGCTGCGTATCCTGTGCGCCCGTGAGTTTCAGACCTCAATCAAGGATTCCGTCCATAAGCTGCTGTGCGACCAGATTGACAGCATGGGGCTAACTGGCTTCTATGAAATCACCGACAAAAGCATTCGCGGCAAGAACGGGACTGAGTTTTTCTTTGTTGGCCTGCGAAACAACGTCACCAACGTCAAATCTATTGAGGGTGTGGATAAGTGTTGGGTAGAGGAAGCGCAAACCGTTTCTAAGACCTCATGGAATACCCTAATCCCAACCATCCGCAAGGAAGAATCCGAGATATGGGTTAGCTTTAACCCCGAACTGGACACGGACGAAACCTACCAACGCTTTGTGCTGAATTCACCAGCAAACTGCAAGGTCGTCAAGATCAACTGGTCGGACAATCCCTGGTTCCCTGAGACGCTACGGCTGGAGAAGGACGCGCTGCGGGATAGGGATATTGAGGCATACAACACGGTATGGGAAGGCTTATGCCGCCAGACGGTGGATGGGGCTATCTTTGCCCGTGAAATCCAAATGGCTGAACTGGAAGAACGCATTACCCGTGTAGCCTATGACGCCACAAAACCCGTCCACGCTGTCTTTGACTTGGGATGGTCTGACGCCACGGCGATATGGTTTGTCCAGTTTATTGGCATGGAAACCCGGCTAATTCGGTATATTGAGGACAGCCAAAAGACTATCAGCGACTACTTGGCAAAGATGCAAACCTACGGCTACGTCTACGATACGCTGTGGCTTCCCCATGATGCCGAGAATAAAACCCTCGCAGCGGCAGGGCGCTCGATTGACCAAATTGTGCGGGCAGCAGGCTACAAAACCAAAATAATCCCACGCACCCCCATTGTGGACAGTATCAACGCAGCGCGGACGTTATTCCGCAATTGCTGGTTTGATAGGGAAAATTGCTACGATGGGCTACAATGCCTTCGCCACTATAGATACGACGTAGACCCTGAAACCAAGCAATTCAGCAAACAACCGCTGCATGACAACTACTCGCACGGTGCGGACGCATTCCGAATGCTTGGCCTAGTGGTTAACGAACCGAAGCGCAGAGTAAGCAAACCAAGCTACGCCATGCCACAAAGTTGGATGGGCTAAAGGACAGATATGAGCGATTACGATGGTGATTACGACCCAATTATTGATGAAGCTAAAGATTTTCTTAAGCTGTGTAACGATGCCGATACACAAAACCGCCAAGAAGCCTTGGAGGACTTGAAGTTTGTTAACGGCGACCAATGGCCTGTTGAACTGCAAAACTCGCGCAATCTTGAATCCCGCCCGATTCTGACCATTAACAAGCTGGACGGATACTGCCGCCAGGTCACCAACCAGCAGCGCCAGCAGCGCCCACGCATCAAGGTACACGGCACTAACTCCCAAGCGCAGGAAAAGACCGCTGAAGTCATTGAGGGCATGACACGGCACATTGAAGTCAATTCCAACGCCGATAACGCCTACGATACCGCCTTTGACCACGCCGTACGCATGGGATGGGGCTACTGGCGCGTTACGACGAACTACGTCAGCGAAGACAGTTTCGACCAAGAAATCTACATTGACGCCATTGATAACCCGTTCACGGTCTACTTTGACCCGAATTCCGAGCGTGTAGACGGTTCCGACGCTGACCGCTGCCTTATCACCACAATGATGAGCAAGGAGAAGTTTCGCAAGTTGTATCCTGACTGCGACGATGGAACTTCATTTACCCAACGTGGAACGGGCGACGCGCAATCCGAGTGGATTACCAAAGAAGACATCCGCATTGCTGAATACTTCTACGTCCAGCGCGAATCCGCAATCCTGTACCAACTAAGCGACGGTACAAGCAAGTTTGCAGAGGGCAAAGATTTCTTCAAGCGCCTTGAACTGGCTGGTTTGGAAGTGGTAAATGAGCGCCCAAGCTACAAGCGCACGGTGAAATGGAAGAAACTGACCGCGATTGAAGTGATTGAGGAACGCGAATGGCCTGGCACTTACATCCCTGTCGTGCCTGTCTATGGTCGCCATGTGGTGATTGGAGACAAAAAGAAGAAGTTCGGCATGGTTCGCCACGCCAAAGACGCCCAACGGATGTACAACTTCTGGCAGACAACCATTACCGAATCGGTTGCGCTGGCGCCGAAGGCTAAATGGATAATGGCAGAAGGCCAAGACGAAGGCCATGAAAACGAATGGGCAGGCGCTAACGTCAAGTCCTATCCGCTGCTGCGCTACAAGCAAACCGACATTGACGGACAGCCTGCGCCTCCACCGCAGCGTTTGCAACCGGAACCACCGCCCACCGGCGTAATGGCGGCTGCACAGTCTATCAATCAGGACATTTCCACGCTGATGGGCATTTACGACCCTAGCCAACAACTGCCAGGCAATATGTCCGGTAAGGCGTTGAACGGTCAGCAGCAACAAGTAGACCTGACCAACTTTGACTTCTACGACAACCTTACAAAGTCTATCCAGCACACCGGCAAGATCATCCTTGATTTGATTCCGCACGTTTACGACTCGCAGCGCGTAATGCGAATTATTGGCCCTGATGGTAAGCCTGACCTAGTGGGCATTAATGAGCCGAAGCAGGATGAACAAGGCGTCTGGACGGTCATGCACGACATGAGTGTGGGTAAATACGACGTGGTGATGGATACTGGCCCTGGCTACAACTCCAAGCGCCAAGAGGCTGTGGAATCAATGGTGGATATGCTTAAAGTTGACCCTGCGCTTATGCAGCAAGCAGGCGACCTTATCTTCCGCAACATGGACTTCCCAGGCGCTGACATCATTGCCGACCGCCTTGCCGCTGCTAACCCGCTGGCGCAGATTGACGAAAAATCGCCTATTCCTCCGCAGGTGCAAATGCAACTCAAGAACGCTCAAGCGCAATTGCAGAAGATGGCGCAGGAAATGCAGCAAATGCAATTGGCTATGAAACAACGCGCTGACATTGAGCAGGTTAAGCAGGACGCCGAGACGAAGCGTGTGTTGATTAAGGAAACCAACCGCGCCCACGACCTTGAACTACGCGACCAAGAACGCCACGCCGATATGCAAATGCGAGTTGATGCCCAAGCACACGACACCATTTTGAAAACTCAAACCCAATTGGAAGTGGAAAATATTAAGGCGCAACTGGCACTAATGCTGGCAGGAATTAACCGTATATCAGCAAAAGAAGCTGGCGCAGAGGCGGTTGAACGCGCAATTTAGAATTTGTGGTATAAACCGCACAACCTTACCAGTTAGGTATTAACTGGGTATATTTCTTGAGGAAACTCATGGCAAGTAGCGAAAAAGAAGCCGGTCAAGTATTGACTAGCGAGAATGCAGCAGATTTTTACTCGAATAGACTTGGATTAGCTGACGAACAACAGACTCCCGAGGCTGAGAAATCAGAGCCGGTAGAGGAAGTTTCGCAGAGTGATGCAAGCGAGGAAGAAGAAGCGAAACCGACAGAAGAACGTAAACAGAATCCGAAGATCGAGAAAAGGTTTTCAGAAATAACCAAGCAACGTGAACTGGCGCGGCAAGAAGCGGCACGGGAACGCGAAGCGCGGGAACGACTGGAAGCTGAAGTAGCGGCTTTGAAGCAACAAACGCAACCTAAACAGGCTGCACCCGTTGATGCAAAGCCTCAGCCCTCGCAATTTACTGATGCCTTTGAATTCGCAGAGGCTTTAGCAGATTGGTCGGCTGAACAAGCATTGGTAAGGCGAGATAGGGAAGACGCTGAACGCAGGGCAGACGCCGAACGGCAGAAAGTAATTTCTAGCTGGACGACAAAAGTTGCAGCAGCGAAGGCAGATATTCCCGATTTTGATGACATGGTGGCATCTAGTAGCGTTGTTGTTAACGACGCAATCCGTGATGCCATCTTGGAGAGTGAAGTAGGCCCACAAATCCTATATCACCTTGCAAAAGATGATGACGTTGCAAAACGTATTACATCTATGTCGCCAAATGCCGCACTACGCGAGATTGGGAAACTAGAAGCAAGGTTTGAGAAGCAAACTCAAGCGGAGCCGAGTGAAACTGTCGTAAGAACTAAAGCAAAACCGCCGATTAACCCGATTCGCAGCGCTAACAGTTCAATGGAGGCTAGTGTTGACTCTAACGGTCAATTTCACGGCAGCTATCAGGCTTGGAAAGCGCAACGCAAAGCGGGAAAAATTCGGTAAATCTTTTTTTATTTAGGAGTATTTAATCATGGCAAATAACTTGCTAACTATCAGCAAGATCACCAATGAAGCATTGATGGTCTTGGAAAATGAATTGACTTTCACTTCGGAAGTTGACCGTAACTACGACGATCAATTTGCTGTGGTCGGAGCCAAAATTGGTAACACCGTTAACGTCCGCAAACCTGGTCGTTTCATTGGTACTACCGGCCCTGCTTTGAACGTTGAAGACTTCAACGAATCTAGCGTGCCTGTTACCCTTTCAACGCAGTTCCATGTCGACACCCAATTTACTACCCAAGACTTGGCTTTGTCGCTGGATATGTTCTCTAGCCGCGTTCTGAAACCCGCTGTTGCTGCAATCGCTAACAAGATTGACCGCGACGGTATGGTGATGGCTAACTTGAACACCGCCAACATCGTCGGAACCGCTGGTACGCCTCCTACTGGTCTGATTACTTATCTGACCGCTGGTGCTTACCTTGATTCTGAAGGCGCTCCCCGCGACGGTCGTCGTTCGGTCATCATCGAACCATTCACCTCGGCTACCATCGTTGACTCTCTGAAAGGCCTGTTTGTGCCTCAAGAAGCCATCGGTGAGCAATACCGCAAGGGCTTGATGGGTCGTGATTCCGCTGGCGTGAACTGGAAACTTGATCAGAACGTCGTGTCCCAAACCTTTGGTAGCTGGTCTGCAAACACCATCGCTATCAACGTGTCTACCGGCACTGGCTTCCTGACCTCCGGCTGGTCGCAATTCTCGACGATCTCTCTGACTGCTTCTTCTGCTTCTACGCTCAATGCTGGTGACGTGTTCACTATCCCTGGCGTGTACGCTGTCAACCCTCAGAACCGTCAGTCTTACGGCAAGCTGCGTAACTTCGTTGTAATGGCTACGACTACTGTCGGAACCGGCGCAACCTCGGTGCAAGTTAGCCCCGCAATCATCACCGCTGGTCAATTCCAAAACGTGAGCATTACATCTTCCGGTTCTCAGAACATCACGGCGTTTAACAACACCGGCGTTGCTTCTCCCCAGAACATTATGATGCACCGCAATGCGTTTACGTTGGCAGTGGCTGACCTTGAGTTGCCTGATGGCGTCCACTTCGCTGGTCGTGCTTCGGACAAAGAAATCGGTCTGTCTATGCGTGTGGTTCGCCAGTACACCATTAACAACGATTCCATCCCGACTCGTTTGGACGTGTTGTACGGTTGGGCGCCTCTCTACCCTGAGTTGGCTTGCCGTATCGCCAGCTAAATTTGAATGGGGCTTCGGCCCCGTTTACTAACTTTTTTTTAAGGAAACTATCATGGCAAATCCAGGCCCAGCAGTAACTAATACTACCCACCCCCAAGGCGCTACTACCGCCACCACCCTGCGTCTTATTGGCACGATCAAGAACGTGACCGCTAACGCCACCGGAAACTATGCTTTCCAAGTGGTCAATAGCACCGTTTATCTGCCTCAAAGCCTCATGGTGACTAACTTGAACGCAGCAGGCGCTTCTGTCACTCCCACCGGATTGGCACTCGGCGTTGCTACTACCTCGGGTGGTTCTAGCTTGTTTGGCGCGATCACCGCTGGTAACTTGACTACCCCTCAAGGTGTGTCGTTGGTTGCCGCTTCGTCGTCCGCTACCGCTGCTACCGTGCAAAACCTGTACTTGAACGTAACCGCTGCTCTGTCCACCCCTGTGGCTGGCGCTACGTTTGACGTATATGTCTACGGCTACGACTTCAGCGTCCCGTTCTAAACGGGTTTAGATAGAAGAAAGGCCGTCCTCAAAAGGGATGGCTTTTTTTCTTTTCGGGTTACAATTTCTCACCTTTTCAAAGGAATCAATATGTCTTCTACGACCATCGCACGTGGCAATGCCCACGAAACTTTCTACATTGGCCCCTCGTTGACTCCCGCTGCTGTTGCTGCTAACACTACGGCTGTTCAAACCTTCGCATTGCCAGGTTTGCAAACCAACGACATCATCGTCGCTCAAGGTTACATTGCAAACCAAACTACCGGCATTTTCATTGTCGAATGCGATTGCTTGACTGCTAACGTGTTGACTATTCAGTTCGGTAATCTGACTGCATCTTCTGCTACGCCTCAAGCTGGAATCTACGAATTCCAAATCGTGCGTGCTGAAGGTCTGCCGTTGCCTACGACTGCTGTCTAATCATGGCTAACACCTCTGTAATCCGTTTAGCTGGTCAAACTCTCGGCTTGTCCGTGACGACCAGCGCACATTCGGCGGTTGCATTGGTAACAAATACGACTGACCAAGCTAACTACGTTTCTTGCCTCAATGTGGGTACTGGAAGCGTAGCTATCAAATTCAGTCAAATTTCTACCGATTCAGCAGCAGTACCAGGAGACGGTACTTTAGGCGACTTCATTCTGCCCGCAGTAATGGAAATGCCCATCGTTATCGCCTGCCCTGTTATTAACAACCAATTGCCTTGCTACGTTACTGCAAAGAGCGTATCAGGGACTAATTTGGTTTACGTCACACCTTTGGTTGACCAATCGTAAGGTAGAAAATGGCAAATCCAGCAAAGACCGTAGATCAAAACATCCTGCCGGTGCAGGCGCTGTTTAATCTTGATAACAGTTTTAACACTTTTATCGGTCAGGGTTTGCCATTTTTCGCAACGATTAACCCCGTTCAAACGGGACTGATAATCACAAATAGCACTATTGATAGCACGACTATTGGTGCGACTACACCCTCCACGGGTGTTTTTACCAATATCCTGTCCACTACCGGACAAATCACCACCGCGCCTTCCGGAACGACTGACATTGCCAACAAAGCATACGTCGATGCCGTAGCGCAAGGTCTGAATCCCAAACAATCCGTCCAATGTGCAACAACGGCAGCAATCACGCTATCCGGTCTGCAAACCATTGACGGTTACACCACGCTGGCGGGTGACAGGGTATTGGTAAAAAATCAAGGCAGCACACCGACAAACGGCATTTACGTCGCATCGGCTAGTGCATGGACTCGCGCTACGGACATGGATGTGTGGGCAGAAGTGCCAGGCGCTTACGCCGTAGTCGTTAACGGAACCGCAAACGGAAACACGGCATGGGTGTCTAACTCTGCTACGACTGGAACCATTGGAACGACTCCAATTACGTTTGTGCAGTTTGCAGGCATTTCTACCTACTACGCAGGCACAGGGCTATCACTAGCCTCCAACACGTTTAGCATCGCAAATACGGGCGTTTCTGCGGCTTCTTACGGCTCTGCTAGTCAAACCCTGTCTGCGACTGTTAACGCGCAAGGTCAGCTAACCGCATTGTCGTCTCAAGCCATTGCAATTGGTGCAAGTCAGATCACTAGCGGTACTATTTCCTCAAGCCTGATTAGCGGCTCTTACACGGGCATTACAGGCGTTGGAACGCTGACCGCAGGAACTTGGAACGCTTCTACCGTTGGTGTGGCGTATGGCGGCACAGGCGCAGCGACATTTACCGCAGGGTATTTGAAGGCAAGCGGAACCACGGCATTTACCACCGTATCAAGCATTCCTAACACCGACGTCACCGGCTTGGGCACAATGTCCACGCAGAACGCCAATAACGTGTCTATCACAGGCGGCTCAATCTCCGGCGTTACTTTGTCAGGCTTGGCAACTCCGCTAACTGTGGCGTCTGGTGGAACTGGTGCGACTACGCTAACGGGTTATGTGTACGGCAACGGCACAGGGGCAATGACCGCCTCCACCACGATTCCTAGCGGCGCAATTAGTGGCCTTGGTACGATGGCTACGCAGAATGCTAACTCTGTTGCGATTACTGGCGGCACTTTAAGTAGCGTAACAAGCACAGGTGAAACGCTAAATAACCCATCAGTTAGCAATTACGCTACGTTTACGGCAATAGCAGCGCCAACTTATACAGCAGGCCGGTTATGGTATGACACCAACCAAAATGCGTTGGCTTATTACAACGATGTCACAAACAACACGCTGCACATTGGCGAGGAAATCCAGTTAAAGGTTTACAACAATACTGGCAGCACTATCAATGTCGGTCAGCCTGTTTATATAACATCTACCAGCAGCGGATACACATACCCAAATGTTGCCCTTGCTATTGCGAACAGTCTGACAACTGGTAACGTAATTGGCTTGGCTAATCAATCCATTCCAAATGGCACGGCTGGCTATGTAACGACAATTGGTATTGTCCAAGGCATTAATACTGGCAGCTACACCGTTGGCGATACTTTGTATTTGTCACCTTACTCTGCTGGTTATTTCCAAAACACAATTCCACCAACTGGTTACGCAATTAAGTTAGGGACTGTTGCTTATGTAAGTTCGTCAAACGGCGCAATTTATGTTAATAAAAGCATATTGTCAATTCAAGCTGGAAATATTGTTGGACAAGTTTCATTGTCTAACGGCGGCACTAACGCCAACTTAACGGCTGCGGCTGGTGGTGTTGTTTACTCTACGGCTTCGGCGCTTGCTATTTCCGCAGTCGGCACAGCAGGTCAGGTTCTTACCTCGCAGGCATCAGGTGCGCCCACTTGGACAACGCCCACGGCTTACGCCACGGTAACGGACGACACTACGACAAACGCGACTCGATATCCGTTGTTTGCATCACAGACAGCCGGGAATCTAACAACTGAATACACCAGTTCCACGAAATTAAAATACAACCCAAGTACAGGCGCTCTTACAGCCTCTCAACTAATCATCGCACCGTAAAGGAAACATCATGGGTCAATTAGTCTTTCAAGCCACACTAGGCGGTCAAGTTAACTTGGTTGGCCCAAACACGGCATCTACCTTTAACATTAACGTCCCTGCCACTTCCGGCAACATGGTGACGACTGGCGACACCGGCACGGTCACGACCACAATGCTTGCGTCCACCACGGGTTCCGGCGCAGTAGTGCTTGCCACCTCTCCCACGCTGGTAACGCCTGCTTTGGGTACTCCTAGTGCACTTGTAGGTACAAACATTACTGGCACGGCTGCTGGCCTGTCTATTGGCGGCAATGCGGCTACTGCAACCACGGCGACTAACGTATCTGGCGGCACTAGCAGCGTAACCAGCGAAACCGTATCCGGCAACCTTACCCTGTCCGGCGGCACAGCCAACGGCGTTGCATACCTCAATGGCTCTAAAGTGGTCACGACTGGTAGTGCGTTGACGTTTGACGGGACTGGTAATTTCTTTTTGACTGCTGCTAGTGGCGGTTCTGAAATTCGTTCCTATTCTTCAGCCGCATCTACTACCGCCGCATTGTCTATGCGGAATCCAGACAGATACT